CTTTGCAAGTGCTTTGGCAGAGAACCTTAACGGCAATCACTCCAGCAACTGGAATATTAAGGATATTTGATTATCCTATTGTATCTATTGAAAATGTAAAAGATCCTGATTTAACTACTCTGACATTTGAAACGATAGAAACTCAAGCCTATGCAGAGGTAATATCTGGAACGGCTGGATTAAATACAGTTACCTATGTGGCTGGTTATGGATGGAATTATGATGGCGGATCAGATGTACCTGATGACATTGAAACTGCAATAAAAACAATGATTGCCTATTATTATGAAAACCGAGATAATCCAGTTGTTGGGATGCCCGCTTTGGCTACTATGTTACTATCACCTTACAGACGCATAACACTATTCTAATGAATCCAGGCAAACTAGATAAACGCATTACATTTGGCACGTTCACATCGGTTGAGAATGCCTTTCAGGATTACGTGATTACGTTTGTGCCTGTACTAGCTACGTGGTCGCATATAAAGCCATACGATGGCAGTAGACAATCGCAAGCACAAGAGCAGGTAATAAACCAGACCTTTAAATTTACAGTCCGTTACAGGCGAGATTTTGCACCTACAAAGGATATGCGAATTAAGTATGAAACAAACTATTTTACAATACACTCTATAAAAAACCTAGACGATACTTTTAGGTTTTATGAAATTTTAGCATCGGTAACTGATGATAATAATGGCGTCTAAAATAAATATATCTAAATTGTTATCTCAAATTTCAGCTTTTGGCGTCGATGCTAACAGAATGGCTGTTGCCGTTACTAATGAAACCACTCAAAGTATGGTTACGCAAGCGCAATTAAGAGCGGTGGTTGGATTATCAGGTCAGTTAAGATTATCCATAGGTAAAACAACCGCAAGGGTTGGTTTTAATACTTCAGTATTTTTTGCCAATGCACCTTATGCCGCTTATGTTGAATTTGGTACTGGCGGGACTGTTAGCATTCCTAAAGGATTTGAAGCTATGGCTGGTAGATTTAAAGGCAAAGGAATAAGGAAAATTAATCTTAGGCCTAGACCATTTTTTATCCCCAGCTACCTAGAAGGAATCCAGCAATACCCTAAAACATTAAAAAAAGTGCTTGAAGTTGAAACGCGAAAATATAATAATAAAAAATAGTTATATTTGACAAATGAAGGATGCCAATTTAGCAATACTGAATGCCTACAAAACCAAACTAGCTAGTTTAATAGTTGGTGGAGTTACCATTCCGGTATATAGTAAGTCAGCACCTTTAAAAAACGTACCAGCTAAATATGTAATTTTGTCAAGTCAAACGAGATTACAGAATCAAACTAAGTGCGGATATTGGTATCTTTGTACTATAAATGTGCAAATAGTTACTAGATACCCGAATGGCACTGGAGATTTAAGTTTTGCAATGGTAGTGAGCGAGGAAATACAAAACAGAATACAGGTCACGAATTTAACATTGAATGACTTTATTAATGTTGAAACTTTGCAATTGTTAACTAATGAGGTAACTTTGGAAACAGAAACGGAAAACGTATTCCAATATATATTAACTTTTCAACACAAATTAAATAGAAATTAAAATGGCAGACGAGCAATTTTACGCAGGTAGTTTATTCATGCTATACATCCGCAATTCAGGAACCTGGAAACCGGTAGCGTGTTTAACCTCAAATGGTTTAAGCGAAACTTGGGATTTCGCGGAAACAGTTACTAAATGTGATCCGGGAGTAACCAGACGCAAGCCGACTACTTATAGCTATGAAATTCCTTTTGAGGGAGTTTTCACAGATACAAGCGGTGCAGGTGGTGATACCGCAAAGGCATCATGGGATACTATCAAAGGTATTGCAAGAGCTAAAACTTTGGCAGAATACCAGATAGCTTTATTGCTTGCAAACGGAACGGAAGATCCTAATTTTGCAGCTCAATTCGGTACTGCTTATTTTAGTGCTTTGGATATCACAGGTGCTGAAGGCGAGTTTATTACATTCTCTGGCACTTTGCTAGGCGATGGTGATATTACGGAAATAGATCCTTATCCTGGCTACTAATTTATGGAAGGACATTTGATTTATACGATCAATGGTATTGAGCGCAAAATGTTTTTTGGTAACTATGCTTTAGAGGAAACTCTATCTCATTTCGATTCTAGCATTAGCGATATATCAGTACTATTAGATAAAAAGCTACTTCCATTCATGCGAGTTTTTATCTATCATTCGGCGGCATACATAATGCTAAAGGATGGTAAAGAACCTGATTTCAATCAGTTTGATGTGCATGAATGGATTGATAACACAGGCGGATCGGGTGGCGATTTTATACTTAAAGCATCTAAGGAATTGTTTAGGTGCTTAGGTTTAAACGAGGTTACCGATCAGTCTGAAAAAAAAAAGACAAACCGAAAAGCTAAACTGGCGTAACGATGTTTTAACCTTTGCTTTTGGTGAAATGGCTATGATGCCTAATGACTTTTACGCCTTGACATGGAATCAGTACTGCCTGAAATGTCAGGGCTTTTTTAATAAAGAAAAAAAGGAATGGGAGCGAGTAGGATGGGGAACGTGGAATGCTATGAGTGTTCACGTTAGTAAGGGGATGCCTAGTTTTAAAAAGTTTATGTCATTTATTTATCAGGATGAAGAAGTAAAAGACATAGACAGAATTAAAGAAACAATGAATAAAGCCATGTCTAAATATCTAGAAAATGCAAGGAATTGAGATACCTATTGGCGCACCTTTAGGCAAACTAAATCAGGATTTAGATGGTGCGCAAAAAGCATTAAAAGGGTTTACTGTTGCAGCTAATGGTGATTTACTTTCAATAGGTAAAAGTTTAGGCACATTAGAGCGACAGTTAAAAGTATTTAAAGATGGTATTAGAAACTCAACAGATCCTGGAAGGATACTTCTTTTAAATAATGCTATTAAAGCAACCGAATTACAATTAGCAGGTACAAGAAATGCTATTAATAATGTTGGTTTTAATAAGTTTAGTACAGGATCTAATCAAGCTGCATTTGCTTTAACTAATCTGGGTAGAGTTGCTCAGGATGCTCCTTTTGGTTTTATTGGTATTCAGAATAACTTAAATCCATTATTAGAAAGTTTTTCAAGATTAAAGCAAGAAACTGGAGGGACTGGATCGGCATTGAAAGCTCTAGGTTCTTCATTAATCGGTCCTGCCGGATTAGGCATTGCTTTATCTGTTGTAAGTGCTGGAGTATTGTTTTATCAGCAATATCAGCAGAGGGCAAATAAAACGACTAATGATGCTAAAAAATCAGCAGATGATTATGTTAATAGTTTAGGTCAGTTACAACAAGCGCAATTAAAAGGTGCTACATCTGCTCAAGATGAGATTACAAAATTATCATTACTTTACAAACAGTATCAAAACCAAAATATTCCATTAGCGCAAAGAAAAACTGCCTATGAAGAATTACAGAAATTATACCCATCTTATTTTAAAAATATAGCATTTGAAATATCGGCATCGGATAAAACCAAAACCGCTTATGATTTATTAACTCAATCAATTTTGGCTAATGCTAGAGCAAAAGCCGCTGCTGATTTAATTACTAAAAATTCTACCAGGCAATTAGAGAATGAACAAAAAGTAATTGATTTAACTACTGAATCTCTAAAGCAAAAGTCAATAGCCGATAAGGCATTGAAAGCCACTAGGGGAGCAGGTGGAGAAATAGAACAAGCAAACGCATTAGCTGATTTAACTGCATCTTTAGGCAAGCAAAGAGAAATACAATCTCAAATAAATAATCTTAAAACAGATAGTAATTTACTTACAGATAAAAATCTTCAACTTGAAAAGTCTATTGTAAGTGAAAAATCCAAAATAGATCCTAAATTTAATGATAAAATAAATCAAGATACAGAAAAAGAAAAAAGGAGATTTTTTGCTTTAATCAATGATTTTAAAGGTATTGCAGAAAGTGGCAGAAAAGATATTGCAAAAAGTTTAAGCGGAGATAAGCCTTTAATAGATATAAACACGTTATTAGATACAAAAACATTTGTTCCTGATAATTTTGGTCAGCAACTTTATACTCCTTTTCAAATATTGCAGGACAATATTAAGTTTGATTTATTGCCTCAATTAGGTACATCATTTAAGACCTTTTTTGATGATATACTAATGAATGGCAAATTTTCATTTTCTTCATTAGGGGAAGCCATTAAAAACACTTTCTTATCAGTATTAGCAAGTGAAGCAAGTCAAGGAGTTTTAAAACTTTTAGGATCAGTAGGTGGTAAAGGTGAAAAGGGAGGCGGTTTAATTAGTGGTATAGCAGGATTATTTGGTGCAGCTAAAAAAACCGCGCCATTAGCAAACATTGCTAAATCAACTGGAGGCATATTGGGTTCAGCTGCAACTATTACCGCACCAGTTGCCGCAACAGGCGGAGCATTATTACCTATCTTAGCAGGAGTTGCTGCCATAGCAGGGATTGCATCGTTATTTAAAAAGAAACAAGCCGCGCCAATTCCTCAACAGTTTAATAATGTTGCTACGACTGGATTTAATGCTGGTAGTGATATAAGTTCTGGCCGGGTAGTATTTGAAATATCAGGAACTAACCTAGTTGGTGTATTAAATAGAGCAGGGGCAAAACTTCAAAGATTCGGACCATAATGGCATATACTGACAGATACTTTTTTACTTTTTATGCTGACCGAGATACGCGGATATTAGGCGGAAGCTCTGATTTATTTGAATGCATCATCCAGCAATTGGATTATGTTGGCGTATCAGAGGAAATCCAGGCGCAAGAGAACCCGGTGCAGATTAACTATCAGAATACTTCCGATTACAAAATGCAAGCTATCAGGGGATCTGAATGTACGTTAAATCTAATAGCTACAGAGGACTTTGAGCTAGAGGATTTATATACAGAAAACGAAAGGGAGTTTTTAGTATTAATCTATAAAAATAGTAGTGTAATTTGGCGCGGATTTATTATTCCAGATGGATGTCAAGAGCAGTTTATGTTTACGCCTTATGGAATATCTATTAATGCGGTTGATACTTTAGGACTACTTAAGAATTTATCATACGTTCAGAACGATGGTAACTTTTGGCTAGGTAAGCAATCATTTTTGGACATTATTTACAACTGCATAAATCGGATAGCTATTCCTAACATGGATATTTATACTTGCGTGAATATCTATCCCGATGCAACTACGCAAGGCGATACCTACGATCCTTTGGCATTGACCAGAACCAATGCTGAAAGGTTTATGAAGGATGACCAAATAAACCCTATAAATTGTGAGGAAGTATTAAAAGCAGTCCTAGAGGAATGGACTGCAACTATTATTCAAAGCGAGGGTGCATTTTACATATTTCGGCCAAATGAATTGGCTTTATCCGATACTTTGGTTTTCCGAAAATATGTTGATGGAGAACCTGCCTATGATGGTTATGTAACTTCTAAAAATTTAGCTCAATTACTTGGAGGCGAAAGCGAAGGAGTAGTTTTAGCTCCTCTATTTCATATCAATACCGACCAGTTAAAGATGATTGATAAGCCTTACAAAAATGCTTCGATGTCTTATCGGTATGGCGAATTGCAAAACCTTGATGAAAAGTTAGATAATCCTAATTTCTTTGGTACTCTAGGTTGCGTACCTACTCCAGTAGGGCCATGCGATACGATTACTATTTCAGGATGGACTAAAGTAGGGGTAATGTATGTTGGATTATGGCCAACTGGAGGTATTATATTTTATGACGAAACAGATCCATTTGATCCGCCAAATGTCAATAATTATTACCAAAACAATAATACAATACCTTTAAATTTTACTGCAACCAATAAAGAGAGGCTAAAAATAGTTGTTAGCTACGAAAATCCTGATCCCTTATTGTTTGCTTACATGAATTTTTCAATTACGTTAGATGCATCAGGAAATATTTATTATTTGCAACAGGATGGAAGTTGGCAACTTGCTGGAGTTGGTGTGTCAGATTACTATCAAGTTGCATCGATAGCTGGCGTTGGCGATGATGCTATAATTTTATCAGATCCAGCTCCTTTAGATGGAAATATAACCTTTAGAATTTTAGCACCTACGGCAACAGGCAATAATATTATTTACACCAATATTTCTGCATTTGTATTTTTAGATTTTGGCGACCAGGTTGGCGAAATTCATACCGCAACTCAAAGAGCAACTTTTACTCATGTGCCTGAAACTATTGATGTGTTTAATGGTGATAGTCCAAATGAATTATATGTTGGTGCTATATTCTATTCTACCGGATCTACACTAACCGATTTATGGGAAAGGCGCGGAATATCTGAAAGCGTACTAGCAGAACCTTATGCAGTTACAAAACCTTTCCTAAGATTGGCAGTTGAGGAAATCCAAAGAATATATGCAGGACCATTCGTTAAATTCGATGGCTCTATTTTTGGATATTTTAATCCGCTATCAGCATTTAGTATAAATCTATTAGCTGGCAAATTTATGCCTTTAGGACTATCTTATGATTTGCAGTCAAATATCTGTAAGGCTACTTTAATCCGCATCGTAAATGCCGAAATAGCTATGGATTATACTTTGCAACCTGACTACGGACAAACTACTAGAGTAACCATAAAATCAGGGCCATGATAATATTAAACATAAATACTATTCCGGTGGGATGCTTGACTAGTAATTCTTTGTCCGAAACTATACAGTTTTTGCGGACTTGCAAAACTACTGAAAAAGGTGCAACT